TAAATTCCTTCATTTGCGTTTCCTTCAGTTTTAATATATTTTTCCATATAATTGTATACTCCAGAATCAAATAAATTCTCTCTATACTTTCCATCTAATACAATTGCAAAATTATCAAGTATTTCCTTTCTATTCTCGATATGCAAATCACCAGTAATCATTAATCCAGTAAATGTTCCATCTGGGTTCAACCCGGGTTTACCTGTTTGAATTGGTGCTTCAGTCAGTTTGTGTGGGAGAGATTTATATGGCCAGTTTGTGTAATTGCTCCATTCATTTCTTAGGTTAACATCACTTCTTTGGAAAAACCACATATAGTTAGAAACCATTCCTAAACTGTCTAATGAAATCTTTTTAGAACCAGTTACATTCTTGAATTCATATTCATGAACTTCTTTTATTAGATAATCCTGATTTTTGCTTGCAAATACTTTTTTCTCTTCTTCCGATAAAAAACAATATGTAGACATCATATGTATATCAGCATCCCAATTTGCGTTAAAATCATCATAAGTTAAAGATGTATTGGGCGGTGCTTGTAAGAAACGATGCATTTGTTGGGTCGCCACATTAAAACTTGGTTGAATATAAGGATAGTTATTCTCTTTATCTAACACATCTCTAATCGTAAACAACTCTCTAATCGGTCTCATTGTTACAACAATATGTAGTTCGTTATATTGTAGAGAAACTAATGGAAAAGCCATTTTGCTTGAGCGTGAAAACCATAAATCTAGAGGAATATATATGTTTCTACCTCTAATAGATGGTTCTATGTTCATTGTTCCTTGATAATAAGCATTTGGATAAGTGTTTACATTACCATTTGCATTAGCAGGATCATTAAATTCGATAATATTGCCACTCATTTTATCGTGTAACTCCTTTTTCGTATTTGAGAAATCTCTATTTTTTACTGATTGTAAATAATGACCAGAATAATGTTGAACACTTTGACCTCCAATTGTAACTTCAACTTCTTTGATCATATGAATACCAAGATTTTCAATCCATTTAAAATCGTAACCAACAAACTGTTCATCACTACTAGAAGCGGGGTGTATTGGACTCCAAATATCCGGTATTCTAACTACAATATATGAATCCATCAATAATTCAGCATATCTTGGTATTTTAAAAGTAAATTGCGATTCTTCGGAATGTCTTAATGATCGCAACCCTTTATAATCAATTCTAAATTTTTGCATTCCAAAATTTGTATATTTTGAATAGACAACTTTAAAAAAGGTTTTAGAAGGATTTCCATTTAATATTATATTTGGATTTCCATAAGAAACTAAATTAAGTAAACCTCCTGTCATTAAAATAATTGTATATTATTATTTTTCAGTTTATATTTTTAATAGTATATTTTCTTTAAAAAATAATACTTTTAATATATAAGTATAAATTACACTATGGATAAAGCAAAAGAACAAACAAAAGAATTAATAAATTTTGTACAAAACCAAGATAGTTCTTGGTTGGCTACAACAATTCTTACAATAACAATAGTTGTAGTTATAATCTCTATGTTTAGTTACATCACAAACAAATTACGTTTACAAAAAGCAAACTGTGATAGAATGATTAGTAAATACACAACTGCGCCTCACCAAACATTAAAATCTATAAAAGATGATCAAAAAGATAATGTATTGGCAAACTTTTATATTAAGACAGCATACAATTGTTGTTCTGGTGGTAAGTTTAAAAATAGTTATGTTGATGTATGTCATCTTGAAACAGCGATTAGACAAGGTTGTCGAGTGTTGGATTTTGAAATTTACTCAGTCGATGACACTCCTGTTGTAGCAACATCATCGGTCCCAACCATCGTAGATAATAAATTAAATAAAGATAGTTTTGGCTTCAAAGAAACATATAACCATATTCCTTTAGAAACTGTTTTGGGAATTACTAATAGAATGGCATTTAGTGGAGATTGCCCTAATCCAGACGATCTTTTATTCTTACATTTTCGTATTAAGAGTCATAATGCTAGAATGTATGATAAAATGGCTGATATAATAACAAAAATGAGCGACTCTCTTTTACCGCAAAATTACGGAGAAGAACAAGAAGCACTTGAGCTCAGTCTTATGACAGTAAACGAAATTAAACAGCAAGGTAGAACTATTATTATGGTTGACAAATCAAACCCAATGTACGTAAGCACACCATTATATTCATACGTAAATATTAGTTCAGGATCGTCAAATATGACAAAACATACAACATTCTCGATATTAAATACGGCTGATCATGACCAACTTAAAATTATGAACAAAACTAAATTGTGTATAGTATTACCTGATACTAGTGAGAACAATGATAATCCGCCTATCAATGTAGCAAATTTAGTAGGATGTCATATGGTTGCGATGAATTTATCAAAGGATGATGGTTTTAGAGGGTTCTTTGATGATTTCTTTAAAGGATCTGCGTTCGTTCTTAAACCAGAAGAATTAAGATATGATCCTCCCGCTCGTGGAGAGATAGATCCAAATGCTGGAGGTCCGACAGTTGGAAAGACTTGTTATCAAACTGAAATGGGAGAATTTTGTAGCGGATAATTTTATATTTGTATATATTAGTATAAATATGAAAAGAAAAACACGTAGAAATTTTAAAAAACAAAAATCTAATTACATTTGTGAAAAAGGGAAATCACTTGAAGAATGTGAATTAGAAATTTTACGAAATGCTGTAGATAAGGCCGAAAAAAAACAAGGGAAAAAGAAAATTAGAACGCCAGAAATCCAGGAAATCGTTGGAATTGTTGAAAAATTCTTAAAAGTTAAAAAGCTTATTTGCTATGGTGGCACTGCGATTAATAACATACTACCCATTAACGACCAATTTTACGACAAGGAAATTGAATTACCTGATTACGATTTTTATTCGATGAATGCTATGGACGATGCAAAAAAACTAGCTGATATTTACTACAAAGCTGGGTTTGATGAAGTTCAAGCTTCTGCCGGCCAGCATTATGGAACATACAAAGTATATGTAAATTTTATACCCATTGCAGATATTACGCAAATATCAGGAGAAATTTTTAAAAATATTAAAAAGGAAGCAATAAGAGTTGCTGGTATTTACTATGCACCGCCAAATTTTTTGCGTATGGCAATGTATTTAGAATTATCAAGACCTGATGGTGATGTAAGTAGATGGGAAAAAGTTTTGAAAAGATTAATGTTGTTAAACAAAAATTATCCTTTAAAAGGTAAAGATTGTGATTTAATTGAAGTGCAACGCAAAGTTGAAAGTAATAAAGTTAAGGAAGATCAAAACAAAATATACAAAACAATACGGGATACTTTTTCTGACCAAGGTGTTATATTTTTTGGTTCATACGCAAATTCATTATATTTAAATTACCTTCCCAAAAAACGTAGAGAACAATATATACCCGATTTTGATGTATTATCAGAAGATCCAGAAACAACTATTCTTATTGTGAAGGAACGACTCCAAGATGAGGGTATTAAAGGAGTTAAAGTGAAAAAACACGACAAAATTGGTGAGCTTGTTACAAAACATTATGAACTAATTGTTGGCAATGAAACAATCGCATTTATTTATGAACCTCTTGCTTGTCATAGTTACAATAAAATAACAATCAAGAACAAGGTGATCAACGTTGCAACTATCGATACAATGTTTAGTTTTTTTCTTGCATTCTATTACTCTAATCGTGAGTATTATGATAAAAATCGCATTTTATGTATGTGCAATCTCTTATTCTCAATACTTCAAAAGAATAGATTAAATCAAAAAGGATTATTGCGTAGATATTCTATTAATTGTTATGGAAACCAACCAACAATTGAAGATATGCGATCCACAAAGGCGCAAGTTTTTGAAAATTTGAAAAATAAGAAAAATTCAACCGAGTATGAAGAATGGTTTTTACGATATGCGCCTCGTGATAATAAAAAAAAAGTCAAAAGATCAACGCCTGTTAAAAAAGCTAAAAAAACCTTTAAACGTTCTATTACTATACCAGGATCTCCAGGGAAAACAGTTAAAGTTAATAAAACTAAATTACCAGACACAATTAAAGCTAATTATTCACTTACTCCTATGAAATTAACAAGAAGTAAAACGCGTACCAAAAGACAAAGAAGAAATAAAAAAAGAACGCGAAAAAATAGATCCCGCTCTTTATTTGGAATTAAATTTTAATGATGGTGATGTGTAAGCAAATATATAGAAGCAACTCCTAATATTAGTCCTAATAATTCTTTATTGGTATATTTTTCTTTAAAATACAATTTACCAATAAACGCAGCCATTCCAATTACAACAACGTGTGAAAGCGTGTGTAACATATATGCCACAGTGAATTTATTCATTTTCATTATTTGAATATTTAATGCGGCGAGAGCTAAATAAGAAAGCCCTATT